TGCATCACCATCGAGGGGGATGCGCCGGATCGCCTCACCATTGCGCTGGGCGTGGAGAGAGGGGAAGAACCGTTCACCCTCTGGCGTCATGGAAAGCGCGGGGAGATAGGCCACGTGCTCGATGCCTGAGCCTTCCCGGGGGTTCTGCAATGGCAGCGATTGTTGACGCGGTCGGACAATCAGTGTTTACGGTGACACTTTATCAAGACCGTTCCACGGGATGAGCTGGAGGAACTGCTGAGCAGGGAAATCGTCACCACGGCCATAACGAGTCCAGGGAATGCCCACAGTGTGCTATAATAGTAAATAAAGAGAGGGAATGAAATCAAATCAAATGGCTAAATTCCCGTCAATGAAAGCAAACAGGCTGTGGTCAATATTGATAAGATATCCTCTCAATTACAGTGTTTTGCACAGAGTCGGGTCTCACAGAAAGCTCGTATCTTCCAGCGGATATCCAGAAATTCTCTTCGCCTTTCACGATAAGGACACTGTCGGTGGCATATTGGTGAAGAAAATCCTGTGTGACCAGAGATAGGACTCACTGAGGAAGAAGCACTGGGTCTATTATGACAGGAGGTGCAGTGTGGCAAGAAAAATTACCATTATTTACCATCAGGAACCAGAGTGCTGGTGGGCAGAGTCTCCAGAGATTGGAAATTATACTGCGACCAGAGAGAGGCTCGAGGATTTGAGATATATGATTCACACCGAGCTGCCTGGCTTTCTTGGTGAAGAGCTGGAAATAGCGGAAGTGCTCAGCCAGTATCAGAAAAGCGCATAAGGGGTAATGCTGCTCAATTGTAAGGACAACCCTGGAGGAGTTGGATGACAGGGAATTCAGCATTGTTGAAAATGTCTGAGAAGGTAAAGTAGTCTACACAGCCTGACGATTTTACCTGTATATATTAGCTGAGCCGGCTATGCATTTACAATCTTGGCCCATATTTATAATCCTGGCATATAAATTATTTAATCCGGATTATATTTCCCCTTACCTCTTATCGTTAACATAGTAAGCTCCCTTGGGGGGGTTGCCCTCCATCCTTATCACACCTGTGCTCTTCATCCTGGCAAGGAGTTTTGACGCCTGATTATCACTCAGTCCACAGAGCTCTGCCACCTGCGCCCTGGTGATTTTCTCATAGCTGTTGATATATTGAAGCACCATCTGCTCCTGCTGTATCGGCTCAAAACCCCTGGCCCATATAAAACCGGAGGGCTCTCCCAGTTTCTTGTATAGAAAAGAAGCCAGCATATAGACCCTACCTCGCTTTTCTCCCTTAGCAGATACAAGCCCCCGGCTCAGTAACTTCTCGAGGACCTTTCCCGCAGAAATAGTCCCTTTTTGAATGAGCTCACCGATCGATACAGTATCAGCCCTCTTCTGGAGAAATAAATGGTTGAGAACCATCACCTCATCAAGTGTCAGGGGGGTGCCTGCCCTGTCCTGTTCATAAATAAGAGCGGCGAAGGCAAGGAAAGCATCCCCTCCCATCAGGATGATACGAACATTGTCGGTATCTGATCGCGAATAATCTGGCGCGGGTCTTCCATACTGAAGTTGGCCCCAGTATATATTGTCAACGCCCCGGCCTGTATGCTCGATAATGCCGATTCTCTTGAAAGCCTCTGCCAGAAGTGGGTTACGCGGTTTGGGTTCATGGGTCAGAATATTATCTTTGGTGACTCCTGCAGGGAACCCCCCTGGGTTTGCCATCAGAATATGGTCATAATGCCATTGGACATAAACAAAGTTCAACCGGGAATAATCCCGGTGAAGTACCGCATTGTTCACTGCTTCCCGAAAGCCTATGGAAGAGTAATTCGGGATCGGTAGCCTTATAAAGCCCACCATAATCTCCTTCTCTTCATTCCGGGCAGAGAACCTGGATTCAACCTCCTCCAGGGTTTTAAGAATAGGGGTCTTGAAGCAGTCATTCATTCTTACATTTCCATACGAATCAATAATCTGAAAATGTACCTGGTGAGTGGGCATAATCTTCTCGATGACAGGCGTCTTCCCCAGGAGAAGTATGCCCGCGATATTCGGCACGAGTTTGTCTCCTTGACTTTCAGCAAGCCTCAGTGCCTTCACCAGTTCTTCATTGGAGAGTTCAGACAGATTTCTGTCTCCACGTAGACGCGCGATGGCCTGCCTGAGCCGATCAAATTCCAGGGGTTCAAGATCATCAAAAGATACTTCATCAAGAACCTGACGTAACTGATTTTCAAGCAATACTGCCATGTTACTTACTTCATGTTCTTGAGCTAAACCATCTAACAATCCAGTTGGTTCCCATTTCTTAACCAAACCTCTTGTTTGTTCAAGAACTAATTCTTGAACATTTTTCCCCTCACGAAGTTTATGTAAATTAAACAAATTTTTACCCATTATTTTTCTCCCAATTATTTTTTATATCCAATCAATTTGTGTACTCGATTTCTAACATCAATATTTTCATCTACTATTACATTTTGTTTTTTAAATCCGACTGCTTTTGATGCACCCTCAACCAAACGTTGAGTTTTTGAAATTTTCTTTTCTCCAACAGCTAAATTTTCCATCAATGTAGCATAAATCAATTTTACTTCACGTAAATTCTTAGCACGATCAAAATTTTCAATAACTTTCATTTTAGATGTTGTATTTAAATTAAAATTAGAAAATACTTTATTAGTAAATAATAATTTTGCATTTAATACATTAATTTCATTCAATCTATTTTTTTGATATTTAACTACTTTAATAGCTTCACGAAGTTTTTTTCTTAATTTTGTATTTTCAGTTCTAAGAATTGATTTTTTATTTTCTGCAATATCTTCAAAATTAATATCATCAGAATTATCCTCAATTTCGATTTCATCCTCCTGCTCTTCAACAGGTTCTTCTTCATCATCTTCAATTTCAAATTCTTCATCATCCGATAATTCTTCCTGCTCTTCAACAGGTTCTTCTTCATCATCTTCAATTTCAAATTCTTCATCATCCGATAAATCTAATTCATCACCATCAGGTTCACCTTCACTATCAATTTCGGTTCCATCTTCATCACCATCAGGTTCTTCATGATCTTCTTCTGTATCTTCATCTTCCATAACAGGCTCATCTTCTAATTCATCATTTTCAACTTCACCCTCTAATTCTTTTATTACAGATTCTAAATCAAGATCATCTTCTTCAACATCAGATTCAAGACTTTCATCATCAACATCGGATTCAGTATCATCTTCTTCAACATCTTCTTCACTGTCAAATTCTAAATCATCTTCTTCTTGTTCTACCAATCCTTCAACTTCTTTAGCATCTTCATGTTTTACTTCAACTTCACCTTCTTGATCTTCTGTTGAATCATCAGATGATAATGATGATGGTTCTTTATTATCAGTAGTTCCTATTTCAGATGATGCCACATTTTCCGTTTCAACTTCAGTCTCATCTTCATATTCATTATCCATTTCTTCATTTATCTTTTTTGAAATCATTTGTTCAATTTTTGGACTTATTTCATTAAGTAAAGCCGCTTTAGCTTGTTTCATTGCCATTTCCTTTACTGCATTGGCATCAGCAACAGCCTCAACCATTAAATTACTTTTAACTTTTCGCATAATACATCTCCAAATAATATTTTAGATTTTGGATTAACACTATTATAGAGTGTCAATAAATTATTAATTATATAGGTATATCATATATTATTCATGATATATTCAAGATTTGTTATATATAAATATAATAAAAAAATAAAAACATTATATTTTTTAATATTTTTATTAAATTTAATCATTATTTTTTAACATTTTCCATCTTTGTCTGGCAATAGCCTTATTTTTTTTATCTTTTCTTTTAGCTGAAGGTTTTATATAATATGATTTTTCATATAAGTCTATCATTAAATTACTATCTTTTACTATTTGTTTAAAAATTCTTAATGCTTTATCTAAATTTCCATTATTTACTTCTACATATAAGCCTTTTAATTCTTGTGACATATTTACCTCTTTTATGTTATATTTTTATCTACAATCTTAAATTCATTAATAATTTATAATATTCAAGATATATATATATAAATATAATAAAAAATAAAAATTATATTATTTTTATATTTTTATTAAATTATTTAAAATAAATATTAAAAATGGAAAAAATACATATGAATTTTAACTTAAAAAAGAAAATTATAACATTAAAAAAGAAAAGTATAATTTATGAAAATAAAGAATACATAGTTTCTGTTATGCAATCAGAAAAAATAAAAACATTTAAAGGATTTCCAGAAATACTACATGTAACAATCATTAAAAAAAATCATAATAAAATTACAAATTGGAATACTATTCAAAAAATAAAAGATATTATAATTGGAAAAGAATATACTGCAATTCAAATTTTTCCTCCAACATCAGAAATAATAGATTATTCTAATGCTTATCATTTATGGGTATTTAATAATAAAAATTTTAAATTGCCATTTGGTTTAGGAATAAATAAAAGAAATATTAAAAATTTGAAAAAATAATTTATAACTTTATATATCATATCCACCACGTACCCACCAAATAAAATAATAAGAATCTTTTATTCTTTTACCATTTGAAATTGTCGATTTTGAAAATATTTTTCCAGCTCCTTGAGATGAATTCCATCTTAAATTTTCAAGAAATTCAATATTATTATCATTAATAATACTCATAGGAACTAACATTTTAGCTTCAAATTCCCAATTTCCATCTGTATAATTTGATACACTTGCAGATTTAATAAAAGTAGTATAATATTGATCATTAAATACATTAAATAAAGTTTCTTTTACAAATTTCATTGCTTCATTTGGTGACATTTTAATATTATTATTTTTTTCTCTAATTAATTTATATTCATTTATTATTAATTGTTTTAATTTATTTTTACTTAATTTCATTTCATTTTATCCTTTACTTTAATGAGCTTTAAAATTTCTTCTCGTATAATCTTTTTTAAATAAATTAAATTTTCAGGAACTTTTTCTGGAAGTCCTTTATGAGATGTAGACGCAAAATCAACTGCATCATCATATCCAATTGATGATGCAATTGATTTTATTTTTTTGCGAAGTTTCTCATTTGGCAAATCATTTAAATTTAATTTTCCAGATTGATACGCATGAACCATTCCCATTAAACGTTGTTGAGATGCCGATTTAGATTTTTCATATAATATCATTTTATTCTAATTCTGATCGTTTTTTTGTTGTAAATCTTTGAAAAGTCTTTTTATCTAATTCCAACATTTCAATTAATTTATCAAATAAAAATTGTAATTTTTGTCTATTAAATTCATATTTTTTAACTGCCTTTGTTAAAAGTTTTAATGCTCTTTCAACGTCTGCAGGTAAATTAATATTTTCATTGGCAGATTCCGAAGTTGATGCATCTTTTTCAACATCTTCTTCTTTTAACATTTGTTCTCTTACTAATTTTCTAATTAAACTACGAAATTGTGTTTCTGTTAATTTCATTATATTATCTCCTTTAAATTGAAATTATAATTATTTTCTACTATTATTTAAATTTTCTATAATTTTATCCATATTTTGTTTTAATTCATGTTCAGCATCAGCCAATGCATCTGTTTTCATTTCTTTCCAAACTTTCATAATTGACTCTTTACTAATAACTTGTTCATTGCTAAATACTGCATCTATTAAATCTTGAAAAGTAATACATCTTAATAAATCATCTTCTGTATGAAAATATTCTTCTTTTATTAATGTATCATTTTTTTTAACATTATTTTTAAAATTAGAATTGCCAATAGATTCAAGTCCATTAAATTTGAAATTATCTCTTCTTTGTCTTAAACCTATAAGATTGCCAACTGGAAGTAATGATGCAAGCATTACCATTCCTTCATTTAAATTTTTTTTCTTTTTTTTCATGTTTATTTCTCCATTTTTCATTTTATAATAATAAATATATATTATATTTAAAAAACATTATAAAAATCTTAATAAAAGTTTAAATATTGCTTCATGTAAATTTTCATACAATTCATTATAATTATCAGGATCAGATGATACATCAACTTCAAATTTATATTTAGATAATTCATTAAGTGCAGTTTTTCTATTACCAATAATATATCTAACAAAACTATCAGCTATTTTTGATAATTCTTTATCATCACCTTTAAATATCGTAGATTCATTTAAATGTATAAAATTATTCCATTTTTTCCAATTAAAATTATTATTTTTCATTAAAAATCTCCAATTAAAATACTAAGAGTATATTAAATAATTATTAACAAGTTCCAATTTACCAAGATTTTTCCATTTTTTTAATATAAAATCAATTGCCATTTTTCCACCATTATTTTTTGCCCATGCTCCATTAATTAATTTCATCAAATCTTTTAATAAATATTTATTATTATTTCTTAAAAATAATTGACGTAAAGACTTTTCAGCTTCCATCGTTACAGATATTTCATTAATTACTACTTCTTTTATTATTTGTTCTATTTTCATATTAATTCATCCATTATTTAAAATTAAATTTCTTATTCATAATATCAAATCTCCATTTATCCTTTCCAGGAGATGTAGTATAGAACATTTCAACATCTTGCCATTTTTTCTTTTTATAAAATATTAAATCTAATAAATAAACAAAATTATCTTCTATTTTTTCTCGATTTCCAATTAAATATGCTTGTGTTAAATGTCCTCCATTTTCATATTTTACATTATATGTTCTATAATCAATATTAAATCTAATATTACCATTTTTTAATTCATTAGTATCATAAGAAATGACAAAATAAATTATATCATCATGTTGTGAACTTTGTATAATTTTACTATCCAATATAAATTTTAAAATTTCATTCTTAACTTCTTCTTTAATTAATTGTTTTTTTACTAATAACTTATTTAATTCTTCTTTTATTATTTGTTTTATTAATTTTGTTTTTTGATACATAATTTTAAATCCTTTTAAATTAATTATTCATGTGGAAAATATGCATATAAATTCTTATAATCTTTTATTACCTTACTTATTGATAAACTACAAATATATCTTATTAATTTTGCACCTTTTAAATTAGTAGTATTCTTATTTTTATATAATCTTAAACTTTCATTTTTAACTGAAGATTTAAATTCATCTAATAATAAATCTAAATAACGTTCAAAATAAACTTGATCAATATTATTATTTTCATATAATTTCTTTTTCATAATTCAATTAATCCAAATTAAAATATTTTTTATTTATTAATATATATTCATTTTCAAATATATCATTAAATTCATCAACATTAAAATTATTACTAAATTTCTTTTGTATATATTTTTTTATATCCTTTTTCATATGATCTTTATTAACATTATTCAACATTTTACTAAAAATTATATCAGAAATAGTTTCTTTCATTGTTCTATTTTTATTATTCATTCCCATATCATAAACAGACATTTTTTGTCCACGATATAATCTTTTATATTCTTTTATTTGAAAATTGAAATCTTTCATATTACTTTTTTTCCCATATAACTTTACCATCTCTTTCAATTTTAATTAAATTAGATTTTATTAAATTTGGTGTTATTTTATAAATTTTGGGTCTAAAATCTTGCATACTTTTTCCTTTATGATTTCCTAAATATCTAAATATAGTAAGATATAAATTTTCAAAATATAATATATCATCTTCATTTATTTTAGGTATATTTTGATTATATTTTGAATTTTGTATAAATTTTTCATCAAAATATTCAGGCATATATTTATTAATTAAATCTTTAATATATTTTTTAGATGTTAGTGATTTTGATGATATACCAATACCATTTAATTTATTTAATTTAATTTGCCAATCATAATTTTCATAAAATGGAATTGCCCATGCAACATCTTCCTCATACCAATATGAACCTTTCCAAAAATGTCCTTGTTCTCTCGCTTGAGGAGTTAATTTCTTTTTTGCAACATTACTTGAAACATATAATCCTCCATGTGATGGAGTTCCATACCATATTACTCCAGTATCAATATCATATTTAATATCTGCAGTTCCCCAGGGAGTTGATATATTTAATCCATATTTTTCAAATAATTTATGAACTTCTTCTTTTATTATTAATTTTATATTTTTTTTATTTTCTTTTAAATTTTTATTTTCAATTTTAATCATATAATTAAGTAATGCACTCTCATAATCAATTATACCATTTTCTTCTGCATGTTGATTAGATGCAAAATCTTCTATTTCATTTGCAGTATTTAATTCAATATAAGTTTTTAATATATTACTTTTTAATTTATTAACACTTAACCAAATTCCTAATTTTTTAGGATCATCATTATCAAATTCTACTTGTCCATGTAAAATATTATTATTTTTTACTTTTTTATAAACAACTAATAATTCATTTTTTTCATCAAATGATGACAAATATCCATTTTTTATTGATTTTACTTTCATTTTACGTCTCCACATATTTTTGAGTTGATAATATTTTATGTATAATACCATTAATCCAATTTTTTTGCATAACATTATTAGTCAATCGTTTTTTTAATGACATTTTATTACCATAGTATAATAATATATAAAAATCTTCTTTTATTTTATACGAAAATAATTTATATATTTTAAGATTATGATCCATAGGACTAAAATAAAACAATTTAATATCTTTAGCTTTTTTTGTAATATGTTTAAATTCTGGATCAGAAGAAGATACATTTACATTATGACCACTATATTCTCTATCTTCTTTAAGTATATAATTAATTTCTTTTTTTATTAAATTAATAATGTTATTCATTGTATTATTTCCAATCTATTTATTATTTAATAATATTTCCATTATTATTTCATTAATTCTATCATATTTTGTATTTTTATTTACATTTTCATATAATTTATTCATAAATGCTCCATGAACACTTGGATTACTTACACAATCCCAACATATTAATTCATAATCATCTTGAACTTCATCTCCATTTGTTGATTCTCTAATAGAACCAAGTCCTCTTGATGAAACTCCAATTTTTACATCAGATTTTAATAACTCTCGCAATATATTTCCTGACGGAGTATTTAAAACTTCCAAACTACCCACTAAATCATTACCTTTCCAATGTGCTTCAGTAATAACATGACTAACATTTGATAAATTTATAATACTGGAATCTGGATGATCTAATTCTCCTAATGATCGTCTTTCTTTAATTAATTGCATATATTTATTTATTTCTCGTTCCAAGATATTTTTTGAATATACTCTTCCATTTTGATTTTTAGTATTAGCACGTTGCAATACTCCTTGAATAATAACTTTACCATTATTTTTTTCAATAGATTCATTTATTATTTGTGGATTAACTTCTAAAGGTATATAATCTACTAATAATCGTTTATTCATTTTATTTATCTCCCATTATATTCACAAGTTTTTAAATTCATTTTCTGCTTCTTTTTTAAATTCATCTGTATCAAATCCAAGACTATTTAATAAAAGTTCAAATTCTTGTACATGTATTTCTTCTTCTTTAGCTATATCCAAAAAAACTTTTTTTACTTTATGATTTTTCGATTGCATTGCAAATTTTTTATAATCAGATATAGCTATATATTCTTCTGCTAATGCCTTTTTTATATTTATTTCATCAATCGATAAAAAAATTTCTTCTTTTATTAATTGTTTTAAATTATTTTTAATTTTTATATCCAAATAGCACGTCTCCTAAATAAATCAAAAAAAACTGAAGCTATTTCTGCTCGAATTATATCTCTTAATTCAGCATAATCATTTTCATCTATTACTTCATTAACTTTTTTTTTTATTGTATATTCTTTTAACATATTATGTTGTTTAATAAATTTTACTGCTTTATCAATATAAGCTTTTGATAAATCACCATAATAATATACATTATTTAAACCATCGTATGCTTTAAGTAATTCAATTTTATTAAAAGCATCATTTCTATCAATTCCATCAATCCATATTGTTGTTACATAATTAGAATGTGAATTTATAAGATAATCAGAATCATATCCTTTATTTGCTTTTCCTATTAATTTCATTTTATTAAATGACTTTGGATGAGCAAAAGCATTCATTTTAAAAATAAATGAACTATCTCCATAATCTTCATTTAATAATTGTTCTTTAATTAATTTTCTTAAATATGAAGTTTTAATTTTCATATTACTTTATCTCCTTAATAAAATCGTTTCATTTTAGTAGATATTCTATTTAATCGTTCTTCTATTTTAGAAAAAGATTTTTTACTTCGTTTCCAATAATCAGAAAATTCAATATTAGATTCACTTTTTAATCTTAAATTCATATCAACAATTTCTTCAATATTTATTAAATTTTCTTTAATTGCACGTATTGAATGACCAATTTTTTGTTTTGTATTATATTCAGCATTATCTCTATAATGATGATAAACTCCTCTTCTACCTTCTAATAATGTATCATTATTTTTAGATATTTTATTTACAACATTCCAATTACCAGATAATTTTGCTTTTTTCTTTTCCCATTCTTTTCTATTAAATTCATCATCTCCAGAAAAAGCATATGGAGTTTGATATCCAGCAACATCTGATGTTTGTGTCATTTCATCTAACAATTCTTGTATTATTTCACGAATTATTTTTCTTAATTTATCCATAATTATTTCTTTAATTTTTTAATTCTTTAATCAATTCATAATATCGCATCAATTGAATTATTTGATTATCTTTAACAATTTTAGTTCTTTTTAAATTATCTATTTGTCTACATACTTCATTTAATTTAATTTGAATAGATTTATCATTAACATTTGATATTAATGAATCCAATTCAAGTTTTACATTTTCAACCAATGAATCCATATATTGTTTAAATTTTTCAACATCAGATGAACTATATATATATTCTTTTAATAAATCTTTTTGCTTTATATCTAAATCTTTATATTTTTCGTTGAATTTATTAACCATTATCTTATATGTTAATTTTTTCAATCCATCATCTTGAGAATCATAACTTTCAAATAAATCATTATAATCAATTTTTTTATTATTTGAAATATGTTCAATTAACATATGACGACAATTAACTGATACAAATGGAGATACATAATTAACAGTATCAATTGATGATTCAAATAATTGATAAATTGATGCAAGTATTTTATAATTATTTAATTTATTTCTAAAAAATAAATCAATATCATATTTATCTTTAATTTCTTTTATTAAATTATATTTTTCTTTTTTTAATAATTTTTCATTCATTTTTTGTCTAATTTTAATAACTTCATCAATAAATTGTGATGCTTTATTTTTATCGAAAAATTTAATTTCAACTAATTCTTTATATAATTCTAATTCTTTATTAAGTAATTTATTTTTAGAAAAATATTTTTTAATCAACTTAACGGACAATGGATCATCTACAGAATTCATTATATCAGATGTTGTTTGTTTAACTAACAATTCAAATAATATTCCAGTATTTTTAAATTTAGAATGTTTTATTTTTTTCATTTTCTAACTCCTTATTAGATTTTTTGCTAATAAATCATATATAAATATATTATTAATTTTATTTATTACCTTTTTCATCATTTTTTGTCAAATCAAAATATTTTTTAATATTAGTTAAATCTGATTCTTTCAACATTACTTTTTTAGTTGAAAATATAGAATTCAAATCTTCAGTTTTTGTATATTTATGTTTTAATCTACGAGATAAATGTTTCTTTTTATTTGAATCATAATTCAATTCTCCATCTAATCTCAATATATTTTCATAATCTTTTTTTCCAATCGGGTCTTCTCCAAATGGTTCATCCTTTGTTCGAGTTCTTATTTTTTTACTATCTCGCCCATCATCATTAGAACCACTTGTCATATTTTCAGTAGTAATATCTTCCTCATTTTTATTTTCTGTATCTTTTTTAAAATCTTTCATATTTTTACCATCTGATACTTTAACAACATCAGTTTTAATATTTGTTTTAGAATCATCAGTAAAACTATCCATAAATTCATTATTAGTTTGAGATTCATCTTCATTTGAATTTGGCATTGTACCACCCATTTCTCCTGTTTCTGAACCTCCCATTGCATTTTGTTCCATTGCAGTAAGTTTAGAAAATAATTCAGTATCTTTTTTCACCCCTTGTCTTTGTAATTTCATTTCATCTTCATCCATATTAAATATATTTTTATATATCCATTCAGAAGATAATAATTTTATATCTTTAGCATCACGAGCTAAACTAATTTTTGAACCCCACAATTCAAGTTTTTCTTGTTCATAAATAATTGATGGAGTAGTTAATAATAAATCAAAATCAACCAAATCTTTTCCTCTATATCCTTGAATATATAAATGAATTAATGCAATTTTTGCTAATTCAGATATAACTACTTTTTGAATACGTTCAATTGTACGTCCAAATCGAATATCTTCTGAAGCCAATGTAGCTTTACCAGAAACAGCTTCTTCATATCCAAGAAATGCTCTTGGAACTTTTAATGCCGCCATTAATTTATTCTTTAAATAATCAACATCTTCTATTTGACCTTCATTTCCAAGACCTTGTAAAGTATCAATATTAGTACCACTATCCGATCCACGAACAGGAAGATAAAAATCTTCAGTCATATTTTGTAAATTAAATTTTAAATTATATTCTCCAGTTTCGGGATCAATATATGGAATTTTTTTAATTTGACCAATAACTTTTTGCATATATGCATCTACTTCATTTGGAGCTATATTACCAACATCAATTTTAAATATTCTTCGTTCAGGAGCTCTCATTATTCTATGTATTAACATTGCATCTTCTAACAATATTAATTGTTTCCACGTTCTTCTTGCAGGTTCAATCATAGCACGACCATATGGTAAAAAATTAGGATCAGTTAATAATCTAAAATGTGCAATTTCAAAATTTTCTAATTTTGTTTTTCTACTACTTTCAAGATAAAAATAAACTTTACTTGGATTATTAATATCTTCACCTTCACTTCGTCTTAATTGATATACTGAAAGTGGTATTACACTAACTACCCCATATTTTTCAGATAAATCAAGTTTTAAAAAACAATCACCATATTTACACATTGATCTTATCCAAGTAGGAAGATTAAATTCTATATTTAAAATATCATAAAAAAGATTTTCTAAAACTTCTTTAATTTCGCCATTTGATGATTTAATTGTAATCATATCTCCAAATTCATTTCTTAAACAAGATTCTTCAGAGTAAATATCTAATGCAGATGCTATAATAGCATCAGTATCCATTGCTTCATAATCTTGAAATAATCTTAATCTCTGAACTTCCATTCCATATGGACTATTTGAAAATTGTCCACTTGTATTAAGAGAAGAAAACAATCTATTAAATTTATCAAATTTATATCCTACTTTTTCAATTTGATCTGTATCTATTACTTTTAATTTTTTTCCCCCAATGTTTCTAACAACAACATCTTGAGAAAATATTTTTTTTAGTGTGTCAAATAATGCCATAAATACCTCTTATATTTTTAAATAATTTTGTAAAAATTTATTTTTCACAAAATATATTTTTTATATCACTTAATGGAAATTTATCATTTGATAATATTTTCATTTCCTTTGCTGTAATTTTTTTAGTTCCTATTTTATTGGATATATTATTTTCTATTTGAGAAATTATTTTTTTTATATCTTGATCCATATTTATTCTCCTATAAATAATCAGTTAAATCCAATTGCTCATTATTACCGACTCTAAGTTTATATGGATTAATATCATTATATGTTTTTTGATATATTAAAGAATCTATTGTAGATTTTCCAATTTTAGATATCATCATTTTAGACAATTGAATTCCATCATTTCTAAGTTTTAATGCAGTATCTCTTACCCACAATAAAATACCAAGACTCATTACTAAGTCATCATTTCTTCCAGGTTGTGCTTGCGCTTTTCCATTTTTCCAAATAAATGTTTCTAATTCATTTAATAATCTAATAGAATATATAATTAAACTTTTTTCTGTAAAATATCGTTCTATCTTAGATATTAATAAACCCCTTGTTTTCTCAGTAGTTCCAAATCCTGGTTTTAATTTTTTTTCATCACGATTTAATTTATTAGAATAATGATGTAAAACATCAACAAATTGTAAATCACTACTCGAATAAAATAAATTTCCATAATTTATATCTATTAATTCTTGAACAGTATCCCAACCTATACCTTCTCTTTCAACGATTATTAATGCCATATTATATGTAATTCCAATTGATGCTAATAATTTAGCAAATGATCGAGTATCTATATGACCTTGATATTCAGCAACTTGTTCCAAAGACTCAATATCAAATATTTGAGCGGCTGAATAATCTGTTCCATCACCTCTTGCAACGTCTGCGGATATTACATATGATTTATTATTTTCAGGATGCTTAAATATCCATAAACCATTATCAATACCACTTTTTTGTATTGGATTCATTAAAAATTTTGTTTTATATTCAGTAATAATACCCATATCTACAACATTATTACCAGATGCTAAGAAATCAGCATCACATTCTTGTGATGCTTTTAATTTCCCCAAATCTATATCTTGTCTATCTCTCCATTCTTGATCACGTTCAGGATGTACCATCCATTTTAATTTTATTGTATGAAAATTATTAGAACCTGCTTCTGCATCTAACCACATACTATGAAAAAAATTTCCTACTCCATTTGGTGTTGATAATAATATACAATCTCCACCAGTTGAAATTGTTTGTTGTGCAGATGTCCATATTTCATCAATTTTATCAATAAAAGCACATTCATCAATTATTAATAAAGAAACTGCTTCTGATCTTGCTCGTTCAGGAGAACTTGATATAGCAACTGCCTTTGATCCATTATCAAATGATATTGACATTTTATTATTTTCTGTTGATCTACGTTTCATCCAAGATGGTAAAGCCGTATATGCATAATTAATTTTAGATATAATATTTTTTGCAACATCTTTTCCAGTTGCAATAATTAATATATTTTGATCTTTTTTGAATGTCATTAACCACAAAGCATAATTTGCAACAACCGTAGATAAACCAAGTTGTCTTGATTTTAAAATAATATTATATCTATGATTAATAAACTCATCCAATATTTTTTCCTGATATTCATATAAAATAAAAGGAATCTTTCCTCGTACTGGATGCTGAATAAAACAATATTTTTTAATAAAATATTTATAATCTTTAGCACATAAACCATATTGTTCAGCAATAATTTCTTTAATCGTCTTTTTTTGTGTAATGTCCATTTTAAAAATCACTCAGCAATTAAGATAATAATTCTAAATATTCATCCGTTGCATATCCAAATCCATTTTCAATTTGAGGTTTATTAAACATTTGACTTAAATCATCATATGATATTAAAGCGTCTCCCTCTTTTGTACCTGGTGCAGTTAATATATATGATCCATAATGATCTTCAAATTCATAATATATTAAATGCTTAAATTTCGGATGTCTCCCATTTTTAGGTTTAACATTATGATTAAATCTTCCTAATAATAATTTTTTTTTATTTTCAATTATAGGTTTTTTTATTAAAACAGATTCATTCATATCATAAGATTTACCATTTTTTAAATTACTTCCCTGTAACCATTTTTTAACATCATCATAATATGGCTTATTTTTCACTTGCCCAATATGATATGTCCATCCAGAATCTCTTATTTCATCTGGATTTGGTTTTTTATTAGTATTAGCATAATACATATAAAAATGAACCGAATCTTCCATATCTAATAACCAATAAGTATCAGTTCCATCATTAAATTTTAATACTATACTTAATATTCGATCAGAACTTTTATTTTCAGATATTATACTATTTTTTCTAAGAAGTTTTGTCCAATCATTTATATTCATCTATTTACTCCTAACTTATACTCCAACTCCAAGTCTTTTTCTTTTTTTCTGAACTTTTCTACTTGCAATATGACCATCTTTTTCATCACTATAAGTCAAAAATGATAATTCTTCTTTTACAAGACGTTTAATTAATTGACGTAATTGATTTTCAGTAATTTTTTTTACTTTAGAAATTCTATTTTTTTTATTTAATGATTCATTTTTAGATTTCCAATTATTTTCAATATAACTAAAAAATTTCTTTTTCTTGTCATCTGGAAGTTCATCTATTTCATCAGGATTAAATCCAAATTTTTCTGCGGACGTTTTAAAGAAATCTTGATATTCAGAATTTTCTTCTTCATTAAGAACTTTTAATATCATTTCTTTTAATTGATTTCTACTTATTTTCATTTTATTTTCTCCTTAATTAAAATAATGTTGTATATAATCCAGTAAATTCAGTAAACAATTCTTGTAATTGATCATTATATATACTATCATATTCTTGCATAATCTTACCATTTTTATAAAAAATCATTTTATAATAGTCTTTATATCTATTATATTCTATTTTTAACATATTAGATTTTTTTGATCCTTTAAATGAAAATCTAAGACTTATTATACCATTTTTTTCATCTTCATATAAAAAATTATATGCTCCCGTCATAACTTTAAATTTTTGTCCCCCCAATTGTCGAAATATTTCTTTTGCAACAAGTTCAGCATTTTCATTTAAAATTTTAATTTTAATATCTTTTCCAATTTTTAATAAATCTTTAATTGTATTAATACTCATTATATATCTCCAAAATTAAGATAATACCATTGTTAAATCATATTTATCTAATGGGTCTTTTACACTTCCAGCTCCAGATGCAGTTATTACACCATCAATCTGTTGAGTTTTTCCATTTTTATTAGTAAATTCAATTGTAAAATACCATCGTTTTCCGGCAGGATTTCCTGTTGTTTTGTCATGAAAATAGTTTGATTTTTCTAACCACCAATTTAAATTTAAAGTATCGAATTTTTTAAAAATAGAATGTACTGGAATCCAACTTTGATCATCAAATATACCGTTTAATATATAATTTACTTTTCCATAAATGCTATTAATTGCATTTTGTTTTGATTTTCCATCAATATTAAAACCATTAGTTAATATATCATTTAATTTTATCATATTATTCTCCATAAATTTATTTTTAAATAAAATATATATAAATAAATATATCTTTATTTTGAAAATAGATCATATTTAGAAATTAAATTCTCAATTTTATTTAATAATACTTTAACATTATAAGAATTTAAATTACATATATTTAAAAATAAATCGACTAAACAATTAATTATCTCATTATGTTGATTTGGAATTTTATGTATTTTTTTAATTGCATCTTGAATATATTTATATTCATTATCTGTTAAATCATTATCATTCCAGTCTCTCCAATTCAAAGTCATTCTAATCCTTTGAATTTTTTCTTCAATATAATATTTATCTCTATATATTTTTTTACCTAATTCTCTTAATATATCTCCTGCATTTTCTAATTTAAATGCTATAAAAGCTCCAGTTGAAGATGTATTTTTTGTTCGTAATAAATTGTATTCTAAATTAATATCCCAATAATCTCTACTTTCAATTAACTCATCATATATATTTTCTTTTATTAAACTTAATAATTTCATATAATTTTATCCTATTTTAAAATATTTTAATATTACACCAATCAATACTGCTAAAAATCCAGCAATAAGTCCCCATACACCACTTTTTATTTGTAATGCAGATAATTGACCAGTAACAAATTCTTTAAAAGTAGATAAATCTTTATTAGTAGAAGAAATTCCAGAAGATATTTTACTAATATCATCTTTAGTAACATAAGTTTTTTTAATATCTTCTATATCAGTTCCATATCTTCGTATAGAATCTATTATCCATAATCGATATTCTTCCCATTTTCCATTTTTATCAGAATTATCATTATTTTGTTTCTCAACAGACATTAATTATTCCTTTTTATTATTAATTGCCTCAGAAACTTTTCCTGCCACACTTTCTACCACATTTGCACCTAAATATGATACTAATACCCATTTAGTAAATTCTGCCCATTGATCAAATGTTACAGGAAGTTTAAATACAAAAAATAACGTCACTGTTAATAATATTACTGCAGATAATATAAATTTTCTTGATTTAACTTCCATTTAAATTCTCCTCTAATTTAATTAATTCATTATTTATATTATTTAATTCATTTAGCCAAAAATTTTTTACTTCATCAATATTTGACCATTTTTCAGTTTCACCCTTTTCATTAACAAATCCAATATATCCCTTTTCTAATTGAGCTAAATATTCAGTTATTTCATTTTTAATATCTTTATAATATCCTATTTTTTTAGATTTAATATATTGTTGTTCATATTGATTAAATGTTCCATTTTTTACCATTTCAATATCTCTTTTTATAAGACATTTTAAACAAAATCCAAATTTCCAATATACTTCTTCATCTTTTGCTGATTTTCCCATAATTCCATTACATTTTGGACAAAATAACGGCATTCGTATATCAACTTTAGGAATTTTAGATATATATCCATCTTTTTGTTCCCATTGATTTCCATCATTATCAATCCATCGTTCTCCAATTTTTCTACTATTCACATTTTTCTTATGTTCATAACCAAATTGTATTTTTGGATTTTCTCCTCTTAATATTGAACGAATTCTTTTTGGGTATATATAAGACATATTACCTCCTTTTAAATAAATCTCTATTTTTTAATCCAATTTTATCTGCAAGTTCCAATGCTTCTGGTTCATCTACTAATTCAGAAGATATAAGATCACTATAATATGATGGATTTTCAGATAAATGATCCATAGCAATTTTCTTTGCTATTTTTATATCATTTGTATGTTCTTTTTCAACTTTTATACCAACTTCAAGTTGTTTCGGGTCTACATCAACATCAGTATTTAATTCCATAATAACTTTATATATTTCTTCCCTTATTATTTTATAAATTTTACGATTCATATTATTTCCCCAAAAATTATAATTATTTTAATTTATTTTTTAAATGATTGAATAATCATATTTTTTCTTATATTAAAATTTTTAGTAGATGGTTCTGATATAACCCAAAATTTTCCATTTTGATCACGACATTTAATCCATGACCAACCAACTTGTGTTTGAATCCAATTATTAATTGTTTTTATTGCAGTAGATTCAGTTAATAAATTACTTTTAGAACCACCTCTCCATTCAAGTCTATACAATTTTTCTTCATTTGTAGTATTTAATTGTACATTTTCTTTGATTAAATTTTGTTTATGTTGATTTTTATTTTTAAAATTTAAAAATTTTCTCCAACTTTTAGAATCCATAATAATTCTCCTACAATTAACAGTTATTTTTTTGTTTCTATTGATTTTTTAACAATTGGCTCTAATACAATATTAACTTTATCTTGTATAATACTATTTTTTTTATCATATCCAAGTATCCAATCAATTACATCATAACCAGATTGAGTTGCTACTTTTTCTATAAAGTTTTGATATTTTCTAAGTATATCTCCTTTTTTTAATCTTAATCCAGTATTTCCAAATGATACATTACCAAAAGAAATCTCTTTTTGATAATCAGTTTTATAATTATAATCCGAATATTGATCTTTATTTCCAGTAATATAGTCTAATATATCCCATGCAGGAAGTGTTTTTAATATTTTCATAATTTGTGTTTTATAATTATTTATATTTTTATAAAAAATATCTTGTCCATCATCAATATCATTTCCAGTAATACTATTTTCACTTAATTGTATTCTTTTATTTAATTTACTATCAAATAAATTATATATATCAGTATTTAAATTTTTATATAAATTAATAAAATATTTGGTTTTAAATTGATCATCATCTGTTTTAAAATTATTTCGTATTTCTGTTGAATTTATATCATTTTCTACTGGAATTATATAAATATAACAACATTCATTAGCTTTTTTTAATTCTAAATTATCAACATATTCTTTATAATATCCACCATTAAAATCAAATCTATCTTTATCTTTAGAACTTATTGCTATAATTAATGAAAATGTATCCAAATTTCCAAAATATTGATATTCATTTTTTCTATACGGAAATTTCATATGTATTATATTTTCATCTGAAACATTAAATAATGTATTTATTATATTTTTTTTATCTTTAAAATTAAATGGACATTCTGGATATTTTACTTTATTTGAAGTAACAATATATACATTTTTTTTAAATTTATTTATTAAATGATTATATATATAATAATGTCCAGAATGAAATGGTTGAAATCTTCCAGCAAAAGATACAATTATATTAGAATCAGATAAATTTTCTATATTTTTTGAGAAAATATATAATGCTTGCCATTTTAATAAATTTACTTTAATTATTGGAATTTTATATGAATCTCCATATAATTCTTTAATTGCTAACCATCTATGATGACCATCCAATATAAATCCATCTTTTGATACAAATATATAACTAAAATTTATTTTATTATTTTTTATATCTGATTTCATATTTTCAACTTTTTTTGGTATATATTTATCTTGTATTGCTTTTAATTTTGAACATGTTGTAACTCCTTTTTCATATCCAATTCCATATTCATCAAATAACTGTAATATATCATCAACCTGATCTTTTTTTATTTGAGGCATATCTTTTTGATAAATACTTTCATTTAAAAATTTAACAATAACATAATGATCTGGAAGTGTTTCATAACCTTTAGCAATTATACCATCATATCCTTTATTTTTAATATATTCAGTTAATTTTTTAGATGATATACTTCGTTCAAAAGAATTTCCTGTTAAAGTTTTAAATTTATTTATTAATTTAACTGCTTGTTCTTTATTCATAATTAATGGATTTTTTAAATCCAATACTCCCTTTTTTATTGTTCCATATTGTTTAGCATAATGAATATCAGTTGTCCAATATTCACCAATACCCAAATCTCCAGAATCAGATGGATTTTTTGAAATTCCACGATATATTTTTAAATTTTTATTTAACATTTATTTAAAATTCTTTTTTAACATAAATACAACAATATTTGAATTTTGTGTTGTACAAGTTTCAACTTTATATCCATCATTTATATAATTTAATAAATCTTGCGTTACTACTCGTACATCACTACCAGTTATAGCAACCATTAATGTATTACTCAATGATCCAGATACTCCTATTATACTCATTTATACTTCTCCATTTTTCGTTTTATAAAAAATTTATCATCTGAAATTAATTTCCATTCTCCATCCGTTGGTGACATAGATTTTCTTTTCCAATGAAAATGAATTAATCTATCAACCAATCCATTTTTATTATTTCCATTATCCATATAAACATTAAATGCTTTTTCTATTTTTTTAATATAACTTCGTACAGCAATTTCTCCAATTCCTCTACCTTGTGTCTCTCTTCTCCATTTATCTCTTTCAATAGCTAAATCTATATCTATATCTAAATATATAATAGTATTAGTATATTCATTATTTCTTGATTTTTGAAAAAAATCAAATATATGATTATAATTAGCTCCAGTAGAATCTATAATTATAATATTTCCAGCATGTATTATTTTTTCTGAAAATAAATCATATGAAATTTGTTTTGCATAATCTCTAAAATCAAAAAATGTCGAATAATAAGATTTATAAAAAGTAATATAATAATTTTTTATACCAATATCTTTATTTAATATCCACCATTCATATGTTAATGGTATTTTTACATTTTTTCCATCATTATTAATATATGCAGAATCTTTAATAAAAGAATTAATATCAGATTCATCTTTAACATTCGATAATAACCAATTATAATGTTTTATTGCAAGCTTATATTGTGATGCCATTACTTGATTATCCGAATTTGATATTTTAAATGATTTGGCATTTGGAATATATTTTTTTATATCATTCTTAATAAAAGTGCTTTTTCCAGATGCAGGAAGCCCCATTAACAATATACATTGTTTTTTTAAATCTTCTTTAAATTCTAATATAACTTCATTTATTACAGTTTTTATATTAAGATTCATTTATATTCTCCATAGATTCAAATCTTTTAATATTTTGTTTTGTATTTTTTATTTTATATCGATATATCCATCTTGCATCAGAATATTCAGTTTCATATTCAATTCCAAATTTATTAAGTTCCTTATCTAATATTTCATTTATTTTAGTAATATTACTAAATAGCGTATATACTCCAATACCATATGAAGAAGGATATACATGAACTCCAGATTTGAATCCTAAATTAATTAAAAATTTTTCTAAATATTTACCCATTCTTTTATAAAAATTATTTGATTTATGTTTAGAAATTATTTTATTTATTATATAATCAAATGTTATTTTCTTTTTTTGTGGTAATAATATTTCATAAGAAAATTTCCAATTTTCAACTTCACTATCATACTTTTCTCTTGCTAATACCATTACAGAAGCATTTTCTATATCAGTTGTATCATATAAATCATTAGAATTTTTATATAAATGAACTATCCATCCATCTTCTTTTAATTTATCAATTAATCCACTTTCAAATTTTGATTCAAATAATATTTTTTGTAACTTAACCATATATAAATTCCTTTACTAATGTATATTTAATATTAAATACACTTAATAATATTTGCATTTCTTTTAAACATTCAAGTCTCGATCCACCACATAAATAACTACCAGACCAAGTTTTTAATTTATTAATTTTAATATCTGGTAAATAAATTGATGAATATTCAATATCAATTTTATGCATTATGTCTGGAAAATATTCCATCCATTTTTCTTCTGGTATTTCATCAGAAGAATTAGCTTTATTTAATAACATAAATCTAATAACTTGTTTCATAGTACCATCATCAATTCCCATATCCATCCAATCTCTAAAAAATGCATATCCTTTATCAATCCATATTATTTCATTAAATTTATCTTCATTTAATCCATATTCATATAAAAAATCAGATATACTATATTTTGTATCTGTTCCAACAGTTTCAGTACCATTATAAAAATATAATATTTTATTTTGATTATTTAAAAAATTACAAAAATTATACAAACTAAAATCAATAAATTTTTCATAATCTGGCTGAACATCAACAACAATCACATTATTTTTTCTTTTTTCTGTTAATAATATTTCTTTTAACTTAATCATATCGTTTTTTCATATTCTTTTTTAATTATATTTAATGCTTCTTCTTTACTTAATTTAGGATTTTCAAAATAAGCATCCTTTACTTGATTTAAAAGATGTTTAATTATATATCCTGGTTTTATATTTAAATATGTCATAATATCATTTCCATTTATAGGTAAAATTGGTTTTGAAGATTCATCTTTCATTTGATTTAATTTATCTCTTAATTTTGGTATCTGATTAGGCATACTAAATTCATCTGAATGTGATATATTATCAGCATGAATTAATTGCAATGTAGTTTCTAAATGATCTCCCAAATCATTTTTTAATTTTCTTATTGTTTTATCTGATACAATTTCAGATTCATTTCCAAATTGTTTTGTTCTCATATGATTTTTTATAGCAATTATTACTTTATTTATTATTTCATTCGGATATTTTAATCGAATCATTATACGTTTAGCTATATCTGATGATATCTTTTCATGAGTATAAAAAGTAATTTCATTATTTATAATTTGTTGTGTTTCATATTTACCTATATCATGAAATAATGCCGCAAGTCTAATTTCTAATTCAGGAGGTACTTTTTTCAAAACATCTAATGTATGTACCATTGCATCATATTTATGGTATTTATTCTGTTGTAATTTTATTAAATTATCCAACTCAACAGCTACAAATTTATTTAATCCTGTTAATTGTAATAATCTAATAGCTATATCAGGATTTTTAGAAATTAACATTTTATTTAATTCATCTCTCACTCTTTCTGCGCTTATAGTTTTAAGCATATGAGCATTTCTTTTTAATGCCCTTATCATAAATAATGGTAATTTCCATCCATATTTTACAGTAAATCTTATTGCTCGTAACATTCTTAATGGATCATCAGTAAAAATAATATCTGGATTAAGTGGAGTTCTAACTATACCATCTTTTATATCTTTTTTACCCATTCCAGTTAAATCGAGTATTTCACCAGTAGTTAAATCTTTCAATAATGAATTTACTGTAAAATCTCGACGAGTTACATCATCATATAACGTTCCTGCACTAACTTCAGGTTTTCTATTACCATATTGATATTTTTCTTTTCTTGTCATTACAACTTCAATTTTAATATCAGATAAATTATATCCTTTATATTGTATTCCTTTTAATACAAATGATGCAGTACCATAAGTTGGATATATTACAGGATTTGATCCATTTTTATATATGTTTAATTTTTTTGTTATCCAATCCGCAAATTTAATACCACCATTATCCATTTCAACAACAATATCTATATCTTTTGGATCAAGTCCAAGTAATTCATCTCTAACATATCCTCCAGCAATATATGCTTTACCTTTAAATGGAGAATTTTTTACTAAATTAGATATAAATTCTACTGCAATTTGTTCTAATATTCCTTCTTTTATTAATTGTTTAAGTTTTATCATTTATATTGTATCAATTCCTTCTACTTTTTCTGGATATTTCAATTTAAATACTTTTTTTGCCACATATATAATAATATCTTTAATAGTTTTTAATTTTAATTTTTTCATATCATAAAGAAAATTATATATATCATCTCTATATAATTTATCTGTTTTATAATTATGAATTTCATTTTCAATGCCAATCATTATATCTCTTAATCTATATTCACTATAAGAATAACTTATTAAATTAATTAATTCTTTTGAATATTCTTTAGCATCATTTGACAATTCATTATAATTTTTACAATTTAAAATTTCATGTATTAATAAAATTTTTAAATTAAATTTAATAGGCAAATAATCAGATGTTTGTTCTTTATTATCATATTTTATACTAACATCATTAAATTTTAAATATGCTTTATTTTTATTTAATACTTTAAATGCAGATTCATCATTATAATAATATATATGTTCAAACGATGTATCAATAAAATTTAATATATTTTTATATCGTAAACGAAATTCATTATTAATTGGAATATAAATATGAATTTCTAATATATATTTTTTAAAATTATCTATATATGGTTTATCAGAAATTATTCTATCTTCATTTTCATTATTTTTTAACATACGATCTATTTCATATGATTTAAATCCTGACCAATAATTAACCGAAATAGCTTTAAAATTATTATTTAATTTTTTTCCATCTAATACCAATATTACCATTGAACCATTTTTATGAAAATTTGATCGGGTAAATCCTCCAAATTTTATTCTACTTGTAGATAAATAATAAAATTTTTTTCTATTCATATCAAAATCACTCAATGTACCAATTGCAATACTCATTTTAAATTTATTATCTTTTAATATATCATGTAAATGATCTATACTTGTAGTATGATATACAATAGAATTTAATGATTCTAATAATAATGGTTTTAATTTTATTAATCCATCACCTAAACCCTTTCTCATTCTAAATCTTGTTATGACAGGAGGTTCTCCTTTTATAGCTCCAGAAACTCTCTTTCTTGAACCTACCCCATATGGTACTTCTTTTTTTTGTTTTAATAGTGGAGATATTATATGAGGAACATTAAATTTCAATTGTTTTTCACTTTTTATATATTTATTAATAGGAATAATTTCAATTTTATATTCTGAATCAGATGTTATTTCTTCATCCCAATAAATATTATCAGGATTAATAATGTTATCATTCTTAACCACAACTTCAATATTAAATTTATTCCAAATATCTATTTTTAATTCATTTTCAAGATCATTAACAATTTTTTTTAATTTAATTTTTGTTGGATAAACCCAAAAAGATATTAATTTTTTATTAATCCACAATCTTCCAGGATATTGAAATTCTTTTCTTCCCAAATTATGATATATATTTTTTTTGGAATCTTTTGTTATATACATTTGATACAAATCAAAATGATTTTTTGGTGATGATAATATATATAATTTATCAGATATATAACCAAATACATATGTATCGTTATCCATAAAATCAGCTATAATAATTCCATTATTATTAAAAACTTTATCTGGATTTTCTTTTAATATATTTTTAAATAAAATCATTTTATTACATTTCTATTTAATATTATTTTCTATTACTTTTCTAAAATCGTACATATCAAAATTCTCAGGATCAGTTTTTCTTCCAGGAGCAATTTCTTTATGACCAAGAACATTTGAAGGTCTAATTGAATACTTTTGACAAATATAAGTAGATAATTCATATAATGATGTCATTTGATCTAATGTATAAAAATTACTATTATAATATTCCAATTCAATACCTATTGATCTATTATTAATAAATTGCTCAGTATCATCAATTTTCCCATCCATATTATAATCAAAAAAAGATTTTCCACAATGATATGCTATTTTATTATCATCTACTAAATTATATATATTTCCTTTTCTATCGATTAAATAATGAACACTAACATTAGACTCTGGATTACATAACCATTCTGCACATCCTGTCATTAATCCTCCAGTATGATGAATAATCAAAGTATCTATCATAACAATTCGATTTTTAAAATTAGGACTTCTATAAGTAATATTGTCTATATTCATATATTTCTCCAAAATTATTTTATATTAATAAATATATAGTTTTTTTTATTTTATTATATAAAATAAAAAAGGTTATGATATATTTCATATACCATAACCTTTAAAAAATACAAGAATATATAAGTTAATTATAAATCATTATTATTATCAATTGTTATAAATAATGGAATTAAATTTCTTAAAACTGTACGATCTTTAGTAAAAATAGGAGGATCAGTAATTACCCATTTAAATCTTTTTGACTCATCTTTCATATATGATTCTTTAATAATTAATCTTCCACGTTTATATTTAATTGGATAATCATTCCAATTTATTCCTTTATTAAAACATAATTCTTGCATTTGAGAAACATTTTTATTATTTAATTCTTTATGACTATATAATGATTGAGCAACTGCCGATATACTATTTCTTGTTGCGTCTTGTTGTCTCCATATAAAATAATTTTCAACTTCAATACAATTTGGTATAATAAAAACCCTACTATCAAATAATGCAATTTTATTTGGTCGAAGTTGATTAAATTTTGCAGTTGCTAAACTTGAAGATATACTAACAATTTTTTGTATATTTCCATCAAACCATGCAGTAGTTTTTAGATTATCAAAATCACTTAATAATATTGAAATTTCATCACTTTGAACAAATGCTAATTTAGCACCCTGAATATTTTCACATAAATAAATAGCAACATTATTCATATCATCAATTAGTTTATCATCAAATGGTTTATTCAATCCTTTTGTATATGAATGAAATGCTTTACCATCAATTCTAATTATTGTATATGTACGTTTTGGCAAATAATACCTTGTAATATTTTCATAATTATTTTTTATTCTATTACCAATATCATCTTTCATATTACTCCTGTTCATTTGCAAGATATAGTGGACTTCTTTGTTTTAAAAATAATCTTCCAGAAAATTTTTCTAATCGTATATTTTTTTCAATCATTGGTTTTATAACTATTCCTTCTCTTAAATGAGTTGGATTTAATATTGAAAATCCATTGCTATATTCTTTTAATGTTTTATCTCCTAATACATCAATTAATTTAATATTATATGTAATTGTTGGAACATGTTTTAATTTTAATAATTCGATTATATTCATAAAATCAAATACATCTAAAATTTTATTATTTATTTCAATATCAAAAAAATAGATATCATGATTTTTAATATTATAAATATTTTTTTGAATATTATTACCTATTATTTCCCCACGTAATGTTATATTTGAATTTAAATATTTTTCAGATAATTGTACAATTTTATTTAATAAATCTAAGTTTCTGGCTGTTTTCCATAATGTATTAATATTAAATTCTGTTTCAATTATACTATAATTATGACTATTAACATATATTTTTTTATCAGTATTAATTGAAATAGAAAAATTACTTCCTTCTAATTTTTCACTTATCCACACATATTCATTTAATAAAACATTAAAAATATATGGATAATTTTCAGCATTTTCTATATCATATGATGATATATATGAAGGCAATCTTACTAAATTTCCAGTATTACAAAATAATATTGGAGGTTCATATTTAGTAACTCCTAATGAAGATGTTAAATCAATATTTTGTAATTCATTAATATTAATTTTTAAATAATTTGATATTTGTACACAACTTGTAATTAATCCTTGAGATATTGAGCCACGTAATTTTACTGTTTTTACTCTATTACGAGATAAAAAATTAGTAACTCCAAGAAAATCACTAAGTTCTAATGGTAAAATAGAATCAATTGGAAAATATATAACAGTATCACCTTCTTTATATACTCCTTTTGGAATGCAAAATTCATATTCATTATTAATCAATTTTCCAATTTCTAAACGATCTGCATTTGGATGATTAAAAATTTTATCAATTTTTTCAAATTTTACTTCAAATAATGACACAATTATTTCCTTAATTTAAATTTATAGGATTATTAATACCACTACTATTATCTAATGATCCTCCAAGTTGAATTATATCCATTAATGTTTGAATACATAATAAATATCCGTATTGAACAGAAATATTACTTAAAAATAATTCATGATCAGTTGGAGCTAAACAATAAACATTTGTTATATTTTCTGCTATATCATATAAAACCTGTAATTCTTGTTTACTTAAATGAGTTAAATCTTTATTTAATAAATCTAACCATTCTTTAAATTTTTTTTGTTTGTTTTTATTATATTTATTTATAGTTGGAACACTATGTGAAAATCTTCTATCCTTTATATAATTTCCTTTATTCTTATTCATTTAATCCTTCCCATATTATCTTATTGTGCATTAATACAAAAAATGCAAATCTTTTACTTCCATATTCCACACTATTATATCTTATACCAGCAAAAACAATTGAAAAAAAATATTTATTATTATCAGATTCAATTAAATCAAATCCTTCTACTCTATAATGATTTTCAAAAAATTCTTTATCATAATTAGTCATTTATTTTTCCATATAATCTTTAAATATGTTAAACATTTTTATTGCTTCATCACGATCTAATTTTTTCATGTTTTCTGGCAAACTATTATAAAAAGTACCCATTTGAAATTGCCATCTATCTACTAATTCTTTAGGTATAATATATGTTCCATCTTCATTTTTAATCATTCTACTAAACATATATTTCATCCATCCAGACCATGCTTCATGAGCATAATTTGCTAAATTTTCTTGTAACTGAATATTCATATAATTATCCTTGAACTTTAATTAATATAAAATGTTTCTTTTTTTTAGTTAATGGATATTTTTTTATATTTATTTAATAATTTTTTTCCGTAATCTGATAAAACAAATTTTCCTGTCATATGACCACAACATGGACATTTACCTTGTTTAGAAATTTTACAATATGTAGATGCCAAAGAATCAAGCGTACCATGAACAGAAAGTTTTAAAACATTAGATTTTAATTTTGTAATATTTTTTTGTAATACTGTTTGTGTTATACCAGCAGATTGTTTATTTGATCTTAATAAAACTCTATCTTTTGATGTTATTTCCCAATTTTTTTTATTAATTTTTTTTATAATTTTTTTCATAATTTTCTCATTTTTAATTATTATAAATATACATAATAAAAATACAAAAGTCAATATTTTAAAAATATTTATTAAAATGATAATTTATGAATTTTTTTTCTTATTCTATTTATATGTTCAAAAATAATATTTTTATTATTATTAATTATTGAATCACCTAAACCCTTTCTCATTCTAAATCTTGTTATTACAGGAGGTTCTCCTTTTATAGCTCCAGGAACTCTCTTTCTTGAACCTGCTCCATATGGCACTTCTCTTTTTTGTTTTAATAATGGAGATATTATATGTTGTTTATTCATTTCTGTTTCAGAATGTGAATCACTATTATAATATTGATTTATTGGAATATATTTTAATTTTTTATTATCATTGCTCCAATCTTTTTCTTTAAGTTTTGGATCATATCTTAAATTTGTTTTTTTATCAACAACAATTTCTATTTTCCAAGTATTGTCAAATTTAATTTTGCGTAATGGACTGCGTGTATTAAGAGAATTTATTATATCATAATTATATTTTTGTTGTATATCTAATAAAATACGTTTTAATTCATTTTTTTTTGGAAATACCCAAAAAGTTATAATTTTACTTTTAAGAAATAATCTACCATTACATTCTGTATTACTACGTCCCATAATATTTGCATGAGTAGAATTATACCTTCCTATATATAATTTATTATCATGATAAGAAAAAGGTACACTTATTTCATCATTCCAGTCTATTTGATTTTTATTATATATAATAGTATCTGGACTTTCATTTATCATATATTTATTCCTAATATTTATATTTTATTTATAAATATATATATTTTTATTATTTTTTTATTATTTATTATTTTTTTATTATTTTTTCTTATTTTTGGAGTTAAAAACTAATAGTTATAATTATTATAGATATATTACCCCTGCCGTTAGCAGATTGAACTAATGAAAATTTAAAAAAGTTCCATGTTTTATAGTAAAAATAAAAAAAATTTTAATTCTATTCTATCCTTACAGTGTCAAGGCTTCCAGCTATTGACTTTTTTATTTTTATTTTGTATATTATAATAGTGAGAGAAAGAAAGGAAAAAATGAAAAATTTAAATAAATATGATATACATAATTTATTTGATGATTTAAGAGATCGGATGCGTAAAATATCAAGATTTAAATATCTTGTATTTAGGCAAAACAACCAAAATGTGTTTTCATTCATAGTAGATGAATCTATATTTAAAAAAAACATGGATTTTGTTTGCATATGGAAAGACTTCTTCTGGCGAAGATTATCTGAAAAAGAAGATTGTGTATATGGCAAAGAAGGTATTTCCGAACAAGAAATAAATATGGCAATGGATAATTTTGAAGTTGTTGATATTTATTCCAAAACAATTTTGCATCGATTGCGTCTTTATTATGAAAATAATAAAACGAAATTAAAAAAATTAGCAGAATTTAAATATTAATGAAAGGATTTAAAAATGAAATTTTTTATGTTTTTAATTGTTTTTATTTCATTGATTGTTTTTTCATGTGATAAAAATCCAATGGAACTGGAAAACAATACAATTGTTGTTGATGTATGGAAAACCGACATTCAAGTTGACCGAGAAACAACGTTAAAATATCCTGAAAATATATATATTCCTAATCCATCAAGAATGTATGGATATAATGTAAGAGCAGGATATATTAAATCTATTTCTTATATGTCAAGTTCATCTGATTCAGAAAAAGAATTTTCAATCAAATTGTCTGATGAAATTGGAAATTCAGTTGAATTTAATTCAAAAACTGGATTATCAGAAAAACATAATGTAAATTTAAATATGATAAATTTTTATAAAGTTGAAATAATTCGACCTAATGAAACTTGTGGTACAGTATTTCTTACTGTATATGTAACAATTATACCAAATTAACTTAAATTAATTTTATTGAAAATCAAAGGGAAAATATTTTATTTTCCCTTTTATCATTTCCGACCGAGAAAACTAAGTCCTTCAGGGCATAGTAGTTCAAGTTTCTATTTCCACTAAAATAGTCATATTTTTTATAGTATATTCATTTAAAATTTCAGATTCACTGCCTGTTATTACAACTCCAATTACATCATTGGCATTAAATGAAAATGGATTTAATATTGAATAAGAACCAATATTAGATGAATCGTCAATAGTATTTTCATATGTTGTATATGTTGTTTGTGATTCTCCATTTTTTAATACATTAGATTTTACAAATATAGTAGAACCTCCTCCTCCTGCATCTAAATTAAAATTCTGAGATATTCCTGTTACTCGTCCATTTCGTATCATTCTATAATTACTATTGCCACTTCCAGATGCAAATTTATAAACTGAAGTTCCTAAATTAATAAATATACTTCCTGTATGTGAAAATGTTAAATATGATTTTGAACCATAAAAACTTCCAGAAATAGATAAACTTCCAGTTATTTGTTGATTTCCTTTTATTTGTGAACTTCCTGTAATATATTCACTACCAGATATAGAAATAGAACCTGTAATCATTGTTTTGGTTGCTATTGAATTACCTAATTTAGAATCACCGTGAATTCGTAATCCACTTGATGAAACAGGTAAACTTGAAGAAATAGAACCCAAGATTCTTACTGAACCTGTTATTTGAGTATCATTTTGAATAAATGTTTTACTTAAAACATTAAATACTCCCATA